GACGGATTTTTGTCTGTACATCTGTCCGGAAACCCGGACACTACCCCGGGTCTATCCCGGTTGAAGGGGGGACTGCGTGGCACCGATCCCGAAGCATCCCAGTAAGAGACAGAGGCGCAACAAAACCCCGGGCCACGCCATCCTCCCGGCAGAAGGGACGGTGACTCCGATCAAGGGTCCGCCGCTGCCAAAGCGTCGAGACGAGGATGGTGAGCTCGTGCCGTGGCATGAGATGACTGAAGCTTTCTGGACTGACACCTGGGCGAGCCCGATGGCGCATGAGTTTGTGAAGGCGGACCACCACGGGCTCTTCCTGCTGGCGGACCTGTTCGATCAATACTGGTGGACTCGCAACGCTCAGCTCCTGCCGGAGATCCGGCTTCAGCGTCAGGCTTTTGGTCTGACTCCGATAGACCGCAGGCGCCTTCAGTGGGAGGTGGAGCGGGGCGAGTCTGCTGCTGCGAAGGGGAAGCGTCGGGCGGAGCCAAAGAAGCGCAGGAGAGATCCGGCGAAGGTGCTCGAGGGAGGTTTTGCCAGTTGAATGAGGCAGACCCGAGGCGATCACCCCGGGTCTGCCTGAGAGGCTCACCCGCCGTGGGCCGACGTGCGCCCCTCACCCATCGGTAAGTGTAACAGTGACAACGCTCATAGTCCCGCGATACGAAAAGACCTGGCCCACTCTGGGGGATCAGGTGGCGCAGTGGATCGAGCGCTTCCTCGTCCACGGTCCCGGTGACTTGAGGGGAGCTCCTGCGAAGGTAGACGACGAGAAAGAGGCTCTGCTCCGGCGAATGTATGAGATTTATCCCCAGGGGCATCCGATGGAGGGGCGGCGGCGGTTTAAGCGCTGTGCCCTATCCCTTCGAAAGGGCTCAGCTAAGACTGAGTTTGCGGCGTGGATCGTTGCCGCCGAGCTCCACCCGGAGGCACCCGTGAGGTGTGTGGGGTGGAAGTCCAGGCGGAAGCCTATCGGAGGGGGAGTTACAGACCCATACATCCCAGTTGTGGCCTACACCGAGGAGCAATCGGAGGAGCTCGGGTACGGTGCGCTGCTGGTGATCCTCGAGCATTCGGAGCTGGCGGGGGACTTCGACCTGGGGCTTCAGAGGGTGATGCGGATTGGTGGAGATGGTAAAGCAGTCCACCTCGCCACCGCTCCGGACAGTCGAGATGGAGCCAGGACCACCTTTCAGTTCTTCGATGAGACGCACCGCTTCATCCTGCCCAGGCTGAAGTCCGCCCACCGGGCAATGCTCGCGAACATCCCCAAGCGGAAATTGGCGGACTCCTGGTCCCTCGAGACGACTACCGCTCCTGCTCCCGGGGAGGGATCGGTGGCAGAAGATACGATGGAGTATGGGAGAGCTGTCGCCGAAGGCAGGACCGAGGATGCCAAGCTCTTTTTCTTCCATCGTCAGGCGAAAGACACCGCAGATCTAAGCACCCGGAAGGGTCGGAGGCGCGCAGTACTGGAGGCGTCCGGTCCTGTGGCGGAGTGGTCCGACGTGGATGGAATCCTCGACATGTTCGAAGATCCCACCGCTGATCAGTCCTACCTCCGGAGGGTGTGGCTCAATCAACTGGTGCAGTCGAGTGACCGGGCTTTTGACTTGGTGCAATGGGGCAAGCTGGCCCGGGAGTATCAGCCGGAAGATGGGGTCACCATTACGCTCGGATTTGATGGGTCACGGTTCGATGACGGGACAGCTCTGGTAGCGACCGAAGTCCTCACGGGGTATCAGTGGCTGATGGGGCTGTGGGAGAAACCCTTCGCCGCTCACGGTCCCGGGCTCGAGTGGCAAGTTCCAGAGCATGAAGTAGAAGCTCGAGTGACGGAGGCTTTCAGCCGCTACAACGTATGGAGGCTCTACGGTGACCCTCCATATTGGGAGAGCACCCTCGCAACCTGGGCTGGAAGGTACGGGGCGGAGGTGGTGGTTGCATGGGCGACCTACCGCACCCGAAAGATGGCGGACACCATCAGGGCTTTTGTGTCTGCAATGCGTCAGGGCGACATCACTCATTCGGGAGATGAGTCCTACACCAGACACCTGGGGAATGCTTACCGCAGAGAGACTGGACTCAGAACGGACGAGGGAGAGCCGTTGTTTGTGATCCAGAAAGAGCGGAAGGATTCGCCGCTGAAGATTGACGTTGCGATGGCTGGGATTCTGAGCTGGGAAGCTCGGAGGGATGCATTGACCAAGGGAGTCGGAGAGGCTCCAAGACCAAGCGTGTACGAAACCAGGGGGGCACTCGTACTATGAGCACAGGATTCATCACACCAGCAGTCGCAGGCAAGACAGATACCATAGTCGTTGGGAGTGTCTTCGGCGGATCGGTCCATGCGCCGTTTCACCGTTCTTCTCTGATGATGCTTGCCCATGAGCTCCGCCGTCCTGATGGGGAGCGGAAGCTTGCGAGACAGGTGAGCTGCCAGGGTGTCTACGTTGCTTCTAACCGCCAGTCCATCTCTACGAGGTTCTACCGCGATCCGGCGGAGGTGCCCTGGCTCCTCTTCATCGATTCGGATATCGAGTTCCCACAAGACTTCCTCGATACGGTGTTGAGCCTGGCGGCTGTTCAACGGGCGAAGATCCTCGCAGTCAATGTTCCTCTGGGGAAGCACCCCACCTCCGCCTATGTAACGACGGAAGAGCCGGGAATCTTTGCTAACCTGTACCCGCTGCCCAACGAACAGGTGTTCCCTGTCGATGCGGCAGCAACAGCAGTGATGCTCATTCACGCGGATGTGTTCCAGGCGATTGCCGAGGCACATGGACAGTGTTGGTTCAATCACTCATACATTCCGTGGATTCCGAAAGGGCGGCCGGAAACGATGGCGGAAACCCGATTCCGGGAGATCGGGGAGGATCTGGCGTTCTGTATCCGAGCGAAGTCGGTTGGGTTTCAAACCTGGGTGGCTCAGAAGGTGGAGGGGGTGAGGCATCACAAAACCCGACCGTTGTCCGATACGGGAATCGAGGAGCAGGCGGGGGTAGCGGAGGCGCTCTTTGAAGGTGAGCAGGGAGAGCTCGTCCGGGAGGTTTAGATGAGAATGTGGGAACGGCTCCGTGTCGCGTACCGTGCAATTACGCTCGGAGACTTTCCCGCGATCCAGGAGATTCTGTCTGCCGAGGGTGCGTATTCTGCCGGGCCCGCTGTAACAGAAACCACCGCTAAGAACATCGCCGCAGTGTGGAGAGCGGTGGTGCTGTTGTCCACTCAGGTGGCTGCTCTGCCCCTGATTCCGTACCGTCGCACGGCAACAGGTAGAGAGAGGGCGGAGGGGACCAACCTCTGGCGGCTGCTACACCTCGAGCCCAACAGCTATACCTCCCCCTTCAAGCTCCGTGAATCGATCATGCATGATGCCCTTCTGACCAAGGGTGGGTTTGCTGAGATCGAAAGAGATCAAGCCAGTCGCCCTATGGCGCTGCATTACATCCCTTCAACGGATGTCCAGATCGAGGTGCTGAAGTCTGGGGAGCGGCGCTATCACGTCAATGGCCGGAGCATGATCTCCCACCTGGATATGCTCGACGTTGCTCCCCTTCTGGGAATTCCGCCGATTGGGGTAGCAAGGCTGTCGCTGAGTGTCGGGCTAGCGTTGGATCAGCACAGCGCAAGCTTCTTCCGGAATTCTGCCGTTCCGGGGTTGGTGCTCGAGCACCCGGGGAATCTCTCGGCAGAGGCAAAGAAGAGCCTTCGTGATTCGGTGGATTCCTACCACCGGGGTCCTGATAAGCACTACAAGACCCTGGTAACGGAAGAGGGGATTAAGGTCCAGACGTTCGCAATCAACATGAAGGACTCTCAGTTCCTCGAGTCCAAAGCCTTCAGTGTCGAAGAGGTGGCCCGGTGGTTCAACCTCCCACCCCATAAGCTGGGGCACAAGATGGGAGAGCGCCCTGGGGGAAACCTCGAGGCGTCTCAGCTCGAGTTCTTGTCCGATTCGTTGCGGCCGTGGCTGATCAAGATCGAGCAGGAGTTCGGACGGAAGCTCATCGCCAGGGAGAGACGCTCTACGGTCTACCTCGAGCACCTGGTGGATGCCATCCTCCGAGTAGACTCCAAGACCAGACACCAGATGATCCTCGAGAGCACAGGCGGACCTTATCGGACCCTCAACGAAGGACGCACCCTCGAGAACCTCCCAGCCCAGCCCGGGGGGGACACCATCGGGCGGATGGAAGAGCAGCCGGTGGCAGAAGAGGATGAGCGGACCAGGCGGCGGAAAGAAGCGGCCTATCGGGAGATGGTCCGGTCTGTTGCGGCCCGGTTTGTTCGGCGGGAGATGTCCGGAGCGAAACGAGCAGCGAAGCGGGGCACGGCAGGTTTCGGGGAGTGGGTGGAAGAGCTCGAAGAGCGGGAGTTGAGTATCCTTGCGGAGTTCCTCCGTCCGCTGGTGGCGTATCGGCTGGCGGAGCTGGAGGATGAGCGGCCACCGGAGGAAGTCTCTCGGCACCTGGCCCGGCAACACCTCCAGGCTTCGAGGGACGAGCTCCTGGCGCTCCCCCATAACGAGCTTGCCGAAGGGGTTGAAGCGTTGGGGGATCAATGGGAAGTCCGCCGATCTGCGGAGATCGTTGGGTCTGTCCTGGGGTTGGGAGAGAACAATGCAGCGTGAAACGCGATACATGGCGGCGGAGATCCGAGCGGAGAAGACAGAAACCGGGCGGACCATCGTGGGTTACGCGGCTGTCTTCAACTCCAAGTCTGAGAACCTCGGGGGCTTTGTCGAAGTCCTCGCCCCCACGGCGTTTGATCGTGCGATGAAGGAAGGCCATGACGTGAGAGCCCTCATCGAGCATGATCCCCGGGCGGGGATTCTCGGACGGACTACGGCAGGGACTCTCCGGCTCTCCACTGACAAGCGTGGGCTCAAGGTGGAGATCGATGCCCCAGAAACCAGGGCTGCTCAGGATCTCCTGATCTCCATCGACAGAGGCGACGTGGACGGGATGAGTTTCTCGTTCCTGATCGGTCCCGATGGGGACACCTGGGAAGAGGGGGATGATGGGGGAGCGGTGCGGACGGTGCACGATATCGCTGAGCTCCTCGATGTTTCCCCGGTGGCTTACCCGGCCTACACCTCCACCCAGGTGAGTGCGCGAGCTCTCGAGCAGGTGGAGAAGCTCCATGCCGAAAGCCGAGGGGTGCCGCTCGAGGTGTACCGTCTCAAGCAACGCATTCTGGGCTGGTTCTGATTTCAAAGGGGGGAATTGTGAGACGAGAGCTTCTCATCGGGTGCGGGTCAAGACGGGAGAGGGAGATCGGGATCGAAGGGCGGAAGGGCTGGGAGAGCCTCACCACCCTGGATCAGAACAACGACCATGAGCCTGATGTGGTCTGGAATCTCGAGGAGCTCCCGCTTCCGTTTGAAGACGACACCTTCGATGAGATCCACGCATACGAAGTCCTCGAGCACATCGGGAAGCAAGGGGACTGGCGGGGGTTCTTCGATCAGTGGGCGGAGTTCTACCGCATCCTCAAGCCCGGGGGCTTCCTCGCTGCTACCTGCCCCAGCTATAAATCGATGTGGGCATGGGGCGATCCCTCCCACACCAGAGTCCTCACCAGGGGGACACTGGTGTTTCTGGATCAGGAGCAGTACCACAAGCAGATCGGGCAGACGCCAATGAGTGATTTCCGCTTCTACTACGGGGCGGACTTCGAGACGGTGTGGGCTTTCGAGGATGATCAGAAACTGGCTTTTGCCGTGAGGGCGAGGAAGCCGATCTGGACTCCGTAATAGGACTCCGTAATAGGACTCCGTGATAGGGTAGTTCCTGGTTCCGCCTATGCGGGATCAATCCGCTCCCCGATGGGACGCGATGGGTTTACTTTGACTCGTCGGGTAGTCCCCGACGCTGGAGGGCGGAATGCAGACCAGGGAGCTGCGAGAGCAGCGAGCCAAGCTCTACGAGCAGGCGAAGGAACTCCTCGAGAAGGCGGAGGGTGCGGATCGTGATCTCACCTCCGAGGAACGGACCACATACGACAGGCTCGAGAAAGAGCAGCTCTCGGTCAAGGAGCGGATCGACCGGCAGGAGAGCTCCGACAGCATCGGCCGCGAGCTCGCCCAGACTCAGGGGCGGCAGAGCGAGATCGTCCAGGTCGCGGATCGGTCGGACGACGTAAACCGCGCCTTCCGTGCGTGGCTTTCCCCCCAGGATGCCACCTCGGATCAGCTCGAGGCTGCGGAGCGGATGGGGATCAACCCCGCGAGCAGAGAGCTCGAGATGCGCGCACTCGATGGCACCGACACCTCGGCAGGTGGCTACTCGGTCCCGGACGAGATGATGCGTGCGTTCTGGGATGCACAGCTCTTCTTCGCCAACATCCGGCCGAAGGCGACTGTGTGGAGAACGGCAACGGGTGCGGATCTCCCGATCCCGACCGTGGATGACACCGGCAACACTGGTGTGATCATCGGGCAAAACACCGCAGTGACCACTACTGCTGATCCTGTCTTCGGCCAGGTGACGCTCGGGGCTTTCAAGTACTCCTCCAAGGCTGTGCTGGTCCCGGTGGAGCTTCTCCAGGACAGCTTCATCAACCTTCCTGTGTATCTGGGTAGTAAGCTCGGAGAGCGGATCGGGCGTATACAGGATCAGCAG